ATGTGCACTATACTTACCTCTGGTCATTCAGGTTGCAATGTGAGGATGTTGCCGTTCGCGATTTGGCGAGTTTGGTCTTTGGCTGCGCTTTGAAAGCAGTGCCCCAGAGACTGTTGCCATCTTAACTCCGGGTTTACTCGGAGCGGAGGCCCCCGCAACTTGATATGTTTTAGTGGTGACCGGCACTTTATGGACTGGAGAAACCGGAGATTTGTGTTGTGATGTTTGGAAAATTGGGTAAGGCCACTGCGGCTAAACGCGAGGAATCAGAAACTCACTCACAGTCAAGCAAGAAATCTAATGCTAAATTGACCTCAGATCAGTTTATCTCGAAGATATCTACGATTCATGTAAAGATGATCAAAAAGCACAGGTGGTTTGAAACCGAAGTACTTGCAACGGAGGCAAAGTACGAGGAATGGGTTGGCTTCTGTCTAGCTCCTCAAGACAAGAGGAAAGAGGCAGTTGCTGAACGGCGAGTGTCCCAGAAGTGGGGACGCGCGCTTCAAGACTATTGGCGCATGGTGGAGGAGCTTAACGTTGGTAGAGCAGACCTCAGAGCCGGTGTTGGCGCTGAGGGATACTCCTTTGCCAAGGCCCCCATCATTAAAGCCAAGAAGCCTGCAGACAGGAAGAAGTCTGCGGCTGAGCCACCTGCCCCAAGTAAGTCCCGGAAAGCGGGAGTTGCTAAGGATGCAGTTGATGACGTAGCCCTCGTGGCTGCGTTGATTACATGCTTTCGTAGACAAACGAGTGGTGATGATGATACGAGATATGCGAATGTCATGGAACAGTACGATAACATGGAGGCAGCCACGAAGGCCGCCTATAAAACGCACCTTAAAATTGTCAACCTCGTACGAGAGATACTGAAAGAATCAAAAGCAGAGAACTCTAGTAGGGTTGCAGAAACTCTAATTCCCCGGGATGTGTACGGGTTGACCTGTGTCAACACCAAGCTGTACGCAAGCCTACGGAAGAGGATAGCAGCCTACACTGACGGTGATCCAGCTGACGCTATACCCCTCGATCAGCTCTTTGAACAACTCTCGGCACTTCGCCGAGAGAAGGACGAAGATAGTGAGGAGGAGCGTTACAGCGATCCGGACGTGGAGCAGGATGAGGAGGACCCCGAGGGAAATCCCCCTTCTGCCGATGAAGATGAGTTAGATGAGGAAGAAGAAGATGAAGAAGAAGCTGAAGACTGTGAGAGAGAACCTGAGACCTCGAGTTGGTTGTCGTGGGTACGCCCTAAACAAAATAAGTCTTAAGCAACCGCGTGATACGTTCTACGCGCGGCCAAGGCTGTACAAGTGCAGCAAGAAACCACAGACGGTGCTCCGCTAAGGAAACCCAGAGAAGTGAAGCTCGACTTCGAAGAATTGAGCGCGCCCAGGCGCTCGATATCGAGTACGAAATATTCCCTGGTCCAATTCCTGGAGCATCATCACCTGTTAATGGTCCCGACAGGTTTGTCTGTGAGTATTTAGAACAAACAGAGACCCAAAGTGTCTTCCCCGAGCTGGGAAAGACTGTAGAGGACGCCATCCTGGGACACAAGGAGATGGTAAACTCAACCAACGAAGAGCAGTGGGAACACTGCCTTCGCTTCGCAGGGGAGGGCTTCAAGCCCACCCGGCGTGTCTGGAGAAAGACACAACGTGTGCTAAAGGCATTTTTCAAGCGTATCCCTTCCGGTGCGTTTGGTAATGTGTTCGATGCATACTCCCAGGGTATATATCCACACCTGAATGCTACCAAGCATCCGGGGTATAGATATGGTGAACTCGGCTATAAGACTAAGCACGATGCTTGGTACGATGGCTCGGCCGATGAAGACACCTGGGATAAGTTGACTGATCTTCTCGATGGACGTAGACGTGAGGTCGAAATTCTCAAAGCTGGTGGTAGAGCGAAGCTTTGTGATGCAGCCAGACGGCAGTCTGGTGAAGTCGGTCTTGGTCGTCTAATTTGGATTGGTGACATCGCTGATGTGGGTATCTCTGCCCCACTGTGTGAGCGATGTAATGACTATTTCACACGACGTCATCATGGCGTTGGGGTTGGCAAACGTTTCCAACATTCAGGTGGTAAGAGCTATAGGGATTATTTCTATGGTGAAGATCCTTATACACTTGGTGTTGGTGCCGACCTTAGACGCATGGATGCAGGCATGTATCCACGTTTGATCGCTGCGATTTTGGATGGATTGAGATCCAAGTTCGCAGATGGTCAAGCGTCAGAGTTTGACGAGCTCTTCGCTTTCATAATCCGCCAGCATATTGGAGGGCGGATTTTAATGGGCGATAATGTAG